GTTATGTGACGATGGCGGAAAACGTGGCACTTCGAATCATGGGATTACCAAATTCCAATTTACGAAATAAACTCGGTGAGTACTATGAGTGGTATGAGTTAGTGAGGAATGCTAGTTCGTAAGTATTTAGTTCTTTGATTCATTACAAAATTACTGTTTTATTTAACGACGCGTCGCGGGCCGATGTTAAGACGACCCAAGTTCTCGTCGAGATCCTCCCGTAACATACGAGGTCCTGTCGCGATATATTCGTCAATTTTGTTAGCAATACCCTTACCAATACCTGGAACCTTACGAGGTCCCCGGGAAATTTCGGTACCACTTGTCACCTCAAAATGGAGATTGCGGATGGCGTTGGCAGCCTTTTCGTAAGCTTCACTCCTGTGAGGGTTTTCCGCACTGTATGCGCACTCTTCCAATAGAACCGCAATATCCTCATTTCTGGCAAATTTCTTGAAGGTTTTAATTTCACCAGTTTCAAGAAATTCGTTTATTTTTCTGATGATACCTTTGCCAATACCCGAAATGTGGGCGATTTGTTCACCATACTTTATTTTTGAAGAGTAATGAAAGATGTTGTTAGCCGCTTTTTGATACACACGTTTCTTGTGTTCATTTTCTTCCCCCGCTGCGAGATCATCAAAAGCTTTCGTCATGTCATAATTGTAAGAGACAAAGTAGTCACAATCGGATTCAGAATCAGATTCATATTCCGTTTCTTCGGCTTCGGCCCCGCGACGACGACCGACACCAAAGTCTTCATCGTAACAGTCCGGTTTGCCAACCGTGGTAGCATCAGAATCGGATTCATAAGGTTCACCGCCAGTTATTTGTGCCATTGTACTGCTGTCTGACTCGGATTCATATTCTTCAGAATCGGAACCGACGGATTCATCGTCGCTCTCTTCGGGATCGGAACAGACAGATTCACCGTCGCTCTCTTCGGAACCGGAATAACAATTGTCCATGTAATCATCCCAGCGCTTCGTATTTTCGTCTTGAATGTGCTGTAAAAGAGAATCCCTACTTTCTTCCAGGTCTTTAACGCGCTCCTTGAGTGCAGCGTTTTCCTTTTCAAGGTTGGAAATGTGGGTAGCGATGGAGCGAAGGTGACGAATTGACGTGCTGATGGCCATATTTGAGTCGTTTGTTTGTTTGACTTTTTGGGGTGGGTCTCCTGACTTAGGTTTGCGATCATCGTAAATCTTTATCCGCCGTATAATATGTCTTACCCTTCATTACAAAACTATGAACTCTCGCGTAACCCCACGCTTGCGGAGAAGCTCCTGGACGATGCCCGGTTCTCCAAGCAGCGAGACCTCTATTGTAAATAGTCTGAAGAGTTCTAAGGGGTATATTCGTAGACCGCGCGATTTCCGTGAGTGACTTAACTTCCGACCCGTATCTCTTTCTAAATCGTTGGGTGTATGAAGATGTGCGCGTTTTTACACCTTTATCGGTTTTGAACTCTTTGTAGTCTTTCTTGAGCATCTTTTTGTAGCGAGTCTCTACAGACTTTAGAGTTCTGAGACCGCGAAAGTATTTGAGGGGGGCGTAGATTTTACCCTCGGTCCTGCGAAGTTCCCGAACCTTTTTGGATATTTCCTGATCAGTGAGAGGCATCTTAATTATTATGTATATTTATTTCAATGGGGTGGGGAAGAGAACCACCAATTCCAGAAAGTGAAGTTCCTCGTAACACTTTCTGTCATTGCTGTTTAGCTACTACAGTGATCGGTCTAATGGTTGGTGGTATGTTATGGAAATTATGGAAAGGTACTCATGTGTGATGACCGAAATATTTTACAGCTTCGAGAATACTCGAGAAAATTTTGTTACCAAAGCGGACCCTGCCCGACTTTGCGGACACCCACCCCTTGTGCCCGTTATAATAACACCTTTGAATGTCAACCATTATAAAAGAAAGATATTATTTTATAGGAGAGGTAGAGATGGGTTTAACAATTATTATGGGAAATATGTTTTCTGGTAAAACATCCGAACTTATCCGACGACTTAAGCGTTACAGGGTCATCGGTAAAAAAATAGTAGTCATAAATTCTTCGAAAGATACCAGATGCCCAGAGGAGGTCCTCAATACTCACGACGGCATCCAATTTCCATGTCTAAAGGTTGAACATATATCACACTGTATTGTCAAAGAGTCATTTTGTAAGGCAGAAATTGTAGCGATTGATGAAGCCCAATTCTTCGAAAATCTCAAGGAATTCGTTGAAATGTGTCTCTTTCTCAAAAAGTCGGTCATTTTAGCTGGTCTTGACGGGGATTACAAGCAACGAAAGTTTGGAGAAATCATTGATTGTATTCCGATAGCGAGTGACGTCGTGAAGCTTTCGGCTCTATGTATGGATTGTAAGGATGGAACGCCCGGCCCATTCACAAAAAGGATTGTCCAGAGTGAAGACCTCGAACTTGTTGGTGGCAACGATATGTATAAGGCTGTATGTAGACGTCATTTAAAACCTACGGACGTCAAGGATAAGAACAACTCTTTCTTGCAGGCCGCGTTTGAAAAGGCTATGGACTCTCGAATGGTCGAATAAAAAATCCTTCCCGGGTTCGTGTAAATGGCCACCATTTGATGTGTGGAGTACACAGTGGCCACCACCCTTGATGGTAAGGTGATATCTCAACGTAAGATTACTTTCTGCGCGATGCGCTGGTATGGTCATTGGACCCTCAACGACAGCGAATTTACCTGTATTTTTATCTATACACGGTATCTGATCGATAATCTTTTGAATTTCTGGAAAGTCTTTGACTTCATAATAATAGTATCCATCGTTCTTCACGAACCAGGGATCAAGATCATGAAAGTACTTTTTCTTTAGGTTTGTGATACCTTTATTATATTCGTATAGTATTTTGTTATAGTTTGCCCTGACAAACCAGAGATTTGGGTAGTCCAATACATGATAGTCAAACTTATGATACATCATATCAACAAGAGTGTTTCGCATCCCGATAAGAGGTCTTATTGGGTTTTGAAAGTACAACCTATCTATAGGTGATTTGAGATAATCATGAAGTACGAGAACAACAGGTACCCAGAGAATATGCTGCCACATTAATTTCTCAGTATAAAATAAAAATGCCAGGTTACAGCAACCAAGAGGATAACATCGCCCCAAAGCCAACCGAAGAAGTCAAGGATTTGAAGCAGCGTTTTAAGCTTCCACTTCTTCCATCAATGACCTTCGTTCAATTAGCCATCTTCGTGATGATCGTGGCGTATGCCTTCTCTGTGCGCAAGATGAATAAGGCTGTTGTTTCTACTGCAGCCCTCACCATTGGTCTCCTCCACATGTATGATCATTTGTACCGCGTGAATCGCGGCGACGAACGCCTTTTTTTCGCCCCAGAAGCGAAGAAAGAAGGTTATTGCAAAGCCTGTAACAAGTAAATTTATCTACATAAACATATCACACCGGTGAAGTTCATTTCCCGCTTTACCAAAATATGATTTCATTATTTCATCTCCGGTTTTCTTTCCACCCAATCCATAAACAACTTTGGCCGCGGCCTTTTCTTTCTTAATTTTCTTAAGTTGAGTTGTTATCTTTTCACATTCAAATTTATACCCGATAGGTTTGACTTTGGAACTTTTACTGTATACACCTATTCTATCGACGTGTCGTTTCATTTTTTTTAAACCATACATTTTCATGAAATGTGGTTCCGTATCCGGTATCACACCAAATTTAAATGCCCCAACAAGACTACTTAAAATAAGACATGTCAAAAGTATGAAAATGAGAATCTTCATTATATTATACTAACATTAAATAAATTTCTAGTAAATTGTAAGTATGCGTGTCAAAATAGTTAAAAGCCCAAATCGTAAAAAGAAATTCAGGGCGATTCTCCATGACGGTGGGACTGTTGACTTTGGTGCTAGTGGGTATTCCGACTACACCAAACACAAAGATCCCTCGCGTATGCGCTCATATGTCAGCAGGCACGGTGGGCAAATACCCGTGAGTGTAATGAAAGAACCCCACCAAGCAATGATACATTTAATGATGCTTAAGGTAAATAAAAGTGACAGCGAAGATTGGTCACCGAAAGGTATTGAAACTTCCGGGTTTTGGTCGCGATGGTATCTCTGGAGTCAGTCAACAATTCCGGGGGCACAGCGGTTTATGACTAAAAAATTTGGAATTAAATTCATTTAATATTGGACACCGGCCCTCGTGGCAGCGTCGTCGATTTCATCGACCATTTCCCAAGCCCACAAACATTCTGCGTCATCTCCCCGTTCACAGATTGAATGTGCCAAATCAAGGGCTTCATTAAGAATCATTTTAAGACGCATCTGTTTTGTAGTGATATGCTTTTGTTCTTTCAGTGAAGGTGATTCATACATATGCTGGAGAGCGATACGTGTAATTTCCATCTTTTTCATTTCATAATGAATTTCTTCACTTCGGGAGGCTGCAGTGGTGCTTCGTCTACGCTGAATGGTATGAGTCGGGTATCCAAATCTTCTCAATGTCGTCACCATTAATTATCTATCAGAAGTTATTTTTAAGACCATTTAATTCTTTCTATAAACCTCCTAAACAAATAAGGTGTAAGTTCACCCAATGACCCGAATGGCACATAACGATAATCGGGAAAATCCTCACCCATGCCCAAAAGTTGAGCTATTTTATATCTATTATGGGGGCAGGTACGTGCATGTTTAATGTCCTCCGAATTGTGCGTCGCTATGAGAGTATGAACATTTTCATGAGCACCCAAACTCATATTAAGACCTTCTCTAAATGATTTATCCACTGCTGCTTTATTGGGGAGTAGGCCATCCTGCTTACCCAGATATGCTCCGCGGACCAACTTAACTCCGAGATGAATACCCTGCCTTCCCGCTGCAAGAATATCCAATTCAAGTTCTTTGAGGGCCGAACTGCGATACATTTGATACGTTTTGAAAACGTGAGGTTCATGCCGGTTAAAATGTAGCATCATGTTATACATTTCTGTTGAGTATACTACATCCTCGGCATCAATACAAACCTGGCAATCGTTCTTTATGGCGTGCTGAATAAGTTTTTTAATATGTCCCGCTGCGAAGTGGGGAGATTCTCTTGAACCAAATGATGTCATTTTTAAGGCAAACATTGACCCTGGGACAGATTTCATGGTTGACATATTTACTTCACTGATGAAAT